CAATCCTCCTAAAGAAATGATGGAAGAGGGAAGGTTTGAAAAAATAGAAAAAACTATTGATGTTTGGTATAACGGCATAATGGTTATGGGAACTAATATTATTATCAAGTGGGAACTTGCTGAAAATATGGTACGTCCGCAATCATCTTCACAACATGCAATACCAAATTATGTAGCTGTAGCTCCTAGAATGTATAAGGGCGTTATTGAGTCTTTAGTTAGACGTATGATTCCTTTTGCTGATTTAATTCAGATTACTCACTTGAAGTTACAACAAGTTATCGCAAGAACAGTTCCTGACGGAGTATATATTGATGCAGATGGTCTTAATGAAGTTGACCTGGGAACGGGCAATTCTTATGACCCGTCAGACGCGTTAAAATTATATTTTCAAACGGGTAGTGTTGTGGGAAGAAGTTACACTCAAGAAGGCGAATATAATCAAGCTAAAGTTCCCATACAACAGCTTACAAGCAATTCAGGCGCTTCTAAGACACAAATGCTTATAGCTAACTATAACCACTATCTAGACATGATTCGCTCTGTAACAGGCTTAAATGAAGCGAGAGACGGTTCTACCCCATCTCCCGAAGCTTTAGTAGGTGTTCAAAAATTAGCAGCTTTAAATTCTAATACAGCAACTAGACATATATTGGACGGAAGTCTTTATATATATCGAACACTAGCAGAAGCTTTAACTTATAGAGTAGCTGATATTCTACAATATGCAGATTTTAGAGAAGACTTTATAAATAAAATAGGAAAGTACAACGTAAGTATACTTGGCGAAATAAGCGATTTATATATTTATGACTTTGGTGTGTTTATAGAGTTATCTCCAGATGAAGAGCAGAAGGCTATGCTAGAACAAAATATCCAAATGGCTTTATCTAAAGGTGATATAAATCTTGAAGATGCTATAGATATTAGAGAAATTAGAAATTTAAAGTTAGCTAATCAATTATTAAAAGTAAAAAGAATAGCGAAGCAAGAGCGTGATGAAAAAATGCAAATGCAACAACAAGCTATGGCTTCTCAACAGAATTTAAAATCTCAAGAGATGGCTGGACAATTAGCTCTTCAAAAAATAAACATGGAGACTGAGTCTAAAATGAAAGTTAAACAGGCTGAAATTGCTTTTGAAATAGAAAAAAATAAAGCAGAAGCTCAACTTAAGTCTCAGCTTATGGACCAAGAGTTTAATTACAACTTGCAATTAAGAGGAATAGATGAAGGAGCTTTGTCTCAAAGAGAAAATCAAAGAGAGGAAGCAAAAAGTGAACGTATTAGTCAGCAAAATACTGAGCAAAGTAAATTAATTACACAACGTAAAAATAATTTACCACCTCAAAATTTTGAATCTAATGAAGATAGTTTAGATGGTTTTGATTTATCAGAATTTGAACCAAGGTAAACTTAAAATTAAATTTAATTTAAATTATATCTAATGGAAATAAAAGTAAGAGCCATAGAGGCTACAGAAGAAAAATCAATGCAAGAAGTAGAAAATGAATTACTTCAAAAGCATGAAGACCAGTTTAATGATACTTCAGATACAAGTGAAACAGAAAAAGTAAATTTAAATTTTGAAGAAGACAAAAAAGATTCTCCCGTAAAGGAAGGAAATAAAGAAGAAGATTCTATTGAGGAGGTTGCAGAGCAACCTTATGACTTAAAAGAAGAAGATGTTCTTTCATATATTGGAAAAAGATACGGTAAGGAAATTAATTCATTTGATGATTTAATTGCAGAACGTGAAGAAGCTGAAGAGCTTCCGGAAGATGTTTCTGCATACTTTAAGTATAAAAAAGAAACAGGACGTGGAATTGAAGACTATGTAAAATTACAGAGAAACTTTGATGAAATGACTCCTGATTCTTTACTAAAAGAATACTTGATTGCTACAGAAGAAGGTTTAGATTTAGAAGACATTGATTCTCTTATGGAGGATTATGATTATGATGAAGAGCTTGATGATGAATCGGTAATTAAGAAAACAAAATTAGTAAAGAAAAAAGCTATTGCTAAAGCAAAAAGATACTTTACAGAACAGAAAGAACTATACAAACAACCTCTTGAGTCAAGACCGGTTGCTGGTTCAGAAAGTGAAAATGAAGAATTCAAAGCTTACAAGCAATACTTAGAATCGGCTAAAAACCAACAAGAAGAAATTGAAACAAAAAAAGACTGGTTTACAAAAAAAACCAATGAAGTTTTTGACGGTGAGTTCAAAGGTTTTGAATTTACAATTAATAATAAAAATATTTCTTTTTCGCCTGGTGACGCGCAAACTTTAAAAAAAGCTCAAGACACACCAATGAATTTTATAAACAAATATCTTGATGAAAATGGGTTAGTAAAAGATGCGGCGGGTTACCATAGGTCTTTAGCAATTGCAATGAATCCTGATAAGTTTGCTCAGTTTTTTTATGAACAAGGCAAATCTGAAGCTACGGAAGATGTAATGCGTAAAACTAAAAATATAAACATGAGTGAACGCAGAGCACCGGAAATAACTAATAAAGGAGGAATGACAGTTAAGTCAGTTAACCCTGATTCGGGACGAGGCTTAAAAATTAGAAGTATTAAACGAAAATAAATTTTAAAAATTAATTATTATGGCAGGAGCAGTTCAAGTGGCCCCCGGGTTCGCTTTACAACCGAGTGCAGAACAAGTACCATTGAGTACAAATTATATAACTAACTTCGATTTCTTAAATCAGTATCTACCTGATACTTATGAAAAGGAATTCGAAAGATACGGTAATCGTACCGTTGCATCGTTTCTACGTTTAGTAGGAGCTGAAATGCCTTCAAACTCTGACCTTATTAAATGGGCAGAACAAGGAAGGTTACACACTAAATATGTAGACTGTACAACAGCAGCTGCAGGACCAGTTACTGTTGCTCAATTTACGGTTAATGATGCTTTAATTCCAGGTACTGGAAGTATTGCTATCAGAGTAGGTCAAACAGTAATGATAACTGAAAATGCAGCTGGCTCTAACAATAAAGCAATTGTTACGGCTGTTTCTACAGCAAACGGTACTTTTGATGTAGCTTTTTACGAAGCAGCAGGATTTACTAATGCAGCAGGAGCTAATAAGTTTACTGTATTTATTTACGGTTCTGAATTTAAAAAAGGAACAAATGGAATGGTTGGCTCTTTAGAGGCTGATGACGTTATCTTCTCTAACTCACCAATTATCATCAAAGATAAGTATGCAGTTAGCGGTTCAGATATGGCGCAAATTGGGTGGATAGAAATAACTACTGAAAATGGAGCTAGTGGATACCTATGGTATTTAAAATCTGAGCACGAAACAAGACTACGTTTTGATGACTACTTAGAGACTGCAATGATTGAAGCCGTACCTGCTGAAGCTGGTAGTGGAGCAATTGCTGCCGGTGGAGATGTAGGGAACAAAGGTTCTGAAGGTATCTTCTATGTGGTTAATAACAGAGGAAATGTATGGGGTGGTGGAAATCCTGCTGCACTTGCAGATTTTGACGCAATTATCTCTCGTTTAGATAAGCAAGGTTCTATTGAAGAAAATGTTATTTTCGTAGATAGAGACTTTGGATTTGATATTGACGACATGTTAGCTGCACAAAATTCTTATGGAGCTGGTGGAACATCTTATGGTTTGTTTGACAATGACAAAGACATGGCATTAAACCTTGGATTTACTGGATTCCGTAGAGGTTATGACTTTTATAAGTCTGACTGGAAATACTTAAATGACCCAACTATGCGTGGTGGTCTTCCTACTGGAGCTAACTCAGGACGTGTAAACGGACTATTAGTGCCAGCTGGTTCTACTACAGTATATGACCAGATTTTAGGTAAAAATGCAAAGCGTCCTTTCTTACATGTTCGTTACAGAGCTTCTGAGACTGAGGACAGACGTTACAAAACTTGGATTACAGGTTCTGCTGGCGGTGCACAAACTTCAAGCTTAGATGCTATGGAAGTTCATTTCTTGTCTGAGAGAGCTGTATGTACTTTAGGTGCAAACAACTTCTTCTTATTCCAAGAGTAGTATTTATTAAGGGAGGTTTAACCGCCTCCCTTTTTTTTAAAATTTAATTAAATCTTATATAATGAAAAAAAATAAAACATTCGTAGACAAAGTCTACAAACTAACTAGGGGCGATGCTCCAATCTCATTTTTACTTCCTTCTAGCGGTTCAGCAAGACAACCTCTATTGTGGTTTGATGAAGAAAAAGGGATAAATAGAGTTTTAAGATATTCTTCTAATCAAAAGTCTCCTTTTGAAGATGAACAAGATGGTAACATAATCAGAAGACCAGTTGATTTTTTAGATGGTTTTTTAAGAGTTCCAAAATCAAACCCAGTTTTACAAGAGTTTTTACATTATCACCCACTTAATGGTTTAAAATATATCGAAGTAAATGAAGAAAAAGATGCTCAAAAAGAGGTAGATTTATTAAACTTAGAAGTTGACGCTTTAATTGAAGCTAAGTCTTTGTCACTAGACCAATTAGAAACTATTTCTAGGGTTATATTAGGAAAAGACACCTCTAAAGTAACTACTGCAGAATTAAGAAGAGACATTTTAATTTACGTTAGAGAAAATCCAGAGGAGTTTATGAAAATAATTAATGACCCACTGCTTAAATTGCAGTCTACTATTCAATTATTTTTTGACAAAAGTTTATTAACTTTTAGAAATAAACAAAAAGAAGTATGGTTTAACACTTCTTCTAACAAAAAGAAAATGTTAACTGTTCCTTTTGGAGAAGACCCTATATATATAGTGTCCTCTTATTTACAAAGCGATGATGGCGTGGATTCATTAAAAATGTTAGAGAAACTAATATAAATAATACATAAAAGCAAGAGAGGTCAAAAATAATTGACCTCTTTTTTTTTGCTTATCTTTGTAAAAAAGAAAGCGATGATAAACGCTGTTAGAAATACAGTTCTTGCTATACTTAACAAGAATAATTACGGTTACATATCTCCATCAGACTTTAATCTGTTTGCTAAACAAGCGCAGCTAGATATTTTTGATGAATATTTTATAGGGTACAATAGTCAGGTAAATAAAGAAAATGGTAGAGTATCAGGCACAGGATATGCAGATATATTAAAAGGATATGAGGAAGTTATAGATACATTTTCTATTACCGGAAGTTTATCTAAAATAAGTAATAACACTTATAGTGTTCCCACTACAGCAACTACAGGGAGTGAATATTATTTATTAAATAAAGTATTAATATATAGTGCTGTAACTTCATCTGGTGTAACCACCGGTATTAATGGAGGGAATTTTTTAGTTGATGCAACCGCTACTTTTCAAACAGATGGAGTCGCCATAGGAGATGTGGTTTCAGTAGTAATTGCAAATTCAGTAGTAACAAATCTTAGTGTTGTTGCGGTAACTAATGAAACTTCTTTAGAGGTAAATATTGCTTCATTAACAGTAGACAATTTATCTTACTCTATATACAAACCGGTTAATTTAAAAAATGAAGCAGAGCTTGTTCATAATAGTAAAATAACAATGCTTAATAAATCTATGCTTACCGCACCTACCATTACTTATCCTGCGTACAATCAAGAAGGTTCATCTTTAACTTTACATCCTTCAACTATTACAAGTATAGGAAGAGTTGTTTCTCAATATATAAGATATCCTCAAGACCCTAAATGGACTTATGTATCAATTACTGGAGGTGCTCCTATTTTTGACCAATCACAATCAGACTATCAAGACTTTGAACTCCCTATTGATGATGGAAATAATTTAGTAGCAAGAATTTTACAATATGCTGGTGTATCTATTAGAGAAGGAGATGTATATCAATTTGGTAGAGCATTAGAACAACAAGAAACTCAAGAACAATAATATGGCATACTTATCACAATATCAATATTATGAAAATGCAGGTGCTGCCCCTACTGATGCAAATTGGGGGTCATATCAATATGTTAGCTTAGAAGATATAGTAAATAACTTTCAGTTAATGCATACAGGAAACCACTCTTCAATTAATAACGAGGAACGGTATAAAATATTATTTCACGCAAAAAGAGCTATTCAAGAATTAAACTACGATGCTTTTAAAGAAATAAAAGCTTTAGAATTAAAAGTATATTCTAATTTAACTTTTATACTACCTTCTGATTATGTAAATTGGGTGAGAATATCTTTATATAAAGACGGATGGCTTAGACCTTTAAATGAAAATATTCAAGTAAATTCAGCTGCTTCTTATTTACAAAGCAATACAGGCGCATTGACATTTAATGCTGATGGAACTGTTATTACGGACGCATCTACTTTAGATACTGAAAGATTAAGTGGTCAACAAAACAGCATATATTTAAATCAACAAAACGGAACAACAGATAATCCTGAAGGCAATGAGACTAATTGGTATTCTGATTATTCTATTGGAGCTAGATATGGTTTAAATACTGATACTGCAAACATAAATCCTACCTTTAGAATAGACAAAAAAGCAGGTGTTATAAATTTTGATTCCACCATGCTTAATGAAAATTGTGTTCTAGAATATATTTCTGATGGAATGGAAGGTGGAAATGATTCTTTAGTTACCGTAAATAAGCTTTTTGAAAATTACATTTATTCGGCTATTAAATACGAATTATTAAACAGTAAATTTAACGTACAAGAATATATAATTAATAGAGCAAGAAAAGACAAATCAGCTCTTTTAAGAAATGCTAAAATAAGACTTAGCAATATTCATCCCGGTAGATTATTAATGAATTTAAGGGGAAATAACAAGTGGATTAAATAAACATGGCAAATATTCAAAGAAATTTTACAAGAGGACGTATGAATAAAAGCCTTGATGAAAGGCTTGTGCCAAAGGGTGAAT